CAAGAAAAAGGTGCGGCAACCACAAAAGCAACTCCTGTCGATATACAATTCAGTGAAATGAAATTCGCACAGAACGACCAAGAAAATTATAAAAAATTCAGTAAAGATAAAGAAGCATTGACTGAAGAATATGCTAAGAAACAAGCATCAACTTATGGTCGTAAAGAGCCTAATCAAATAGATTATGAAATTGCTGGTATGAAAGCAAAGAAAGATACCATATTAAAATATCGTAAGGAGATTGAAGCATCTGGTGCTGGTAAAGTTACTGGTGGAGAGTTGACACCATCAGCAAAATCTGAATCTGCACAATTAACACCAGCACAGCCAACCACTGGTGAAAGAATGACAAAACAGTCTAATGAAAACAATATGGCTAAGACGGAAGCAATGACTGGTGGTAACAATTCAAACACATCAATTGTATCTGCACCAAAAATCACAAACTCAACTAGTGTAACAAATGCGCCTATCAATGTTAGAAATAATGAGAATACATTCGTAAGAAATCAAGATAAGATTTCAGCATTCTAAAAACAAAAAACCCCACCGAGGTGGGGTCAAACTTTTATAAAACTAGTTTATTGTGGTTCAGCCAAAGACTTGAAATAATCCAAGTCATCATCTGCTACTGACTTGCGGTCAATCCGCTCTAGGTCATCATCAGACAATTTGCGAGATACACTCGCATCTTCAGCCTTAGTTTTAGGTGCAACCGCACCACCATCAAAACCGAGAACTTTATCTAAACGAGCCTTTAGAACCTCATAAGGCTTGAATTGTTTTGGTTCAAGAAATTCTTTGAGAGAATATTCTTTCTTCCACAACTCTTCGAGTTTAGAATCATCACCATCAAAAAGAGCAGACTTATCTGCAAATTCTGATTTATCATAATTACGATAGCCCTCGACATTACGAATCTTCAATTTGAAGTTAGCACCTTCCCACATGTCAAATGGATTGACAGGTGTCTCATCAGCGAATTCTGGATTCATTGCCTCTGAGATTTTATCAAAGATTTTCTTACCAAACTTATACAGTTTGATTTCACCTTCGTTAGAAGGATTTGCTGGATCGGAAATCACCAAGATATTAGCGATGTAAGTTAACTTGCGTTTTTGCTTACGAGCAATTTCTTTGTTGGCTTCGATGCCAGAGTTCCAAAGAGTAGAGTTATACTCAGAGACTGGATCTTTTTGGTTAAGAGTAGTCAAAGAGTTTTCGATGTACCAACCACCAGGACCTTGAAAGCCATGATTGAATACACGAACCCATGGCAGACCATCTTCACCATCAATAGAAGGTGCGGGTAGAAAACGAATAACGGCCATGCCATTACCTGCTTTATCTACTTCAGATTGCCAGAAACGGGTGTCTTCTTTGGAGCCAGCCTCTACGGACTGGTTATTAACTGATTCAACAGCCTTTGTCAATTTGTCGAATTGACTGCTATTGCGTTTGAGGTTTGCAAATGAACTCATATGTATTTTCCTTTTGTATAACGGAGTATGTTTGTATGAACGAATTATCCACAGTATGCATTATATCTCATATATAGACAGATTGCAAGTGGCTTTTTAAAATCTCCTGAAACTTTGCCTTATCATAATCAATGAATGGGGTATACTTACTTGCAGTCAAGCATACCTCAGGCCATCTAATTGTGTCATCGATTTTTCGACTCCACATTGGAAAGAAGCCTAGCATATCATTCAATATGCACAATGTTTCAAATTGAGTTTCTTTCCGTAATGTTCTTGTCAATAGAACAGGATATTCTCCATCTTCTACTTTCAAAATGTCATTGGGGTTAGAGTACTCAATAAACAATTCACGACAGTCATTATCAAAGATATAACTGAGTGATTGTTGGCTCATCAAAAACAATTTGTATATCGATTCGGCATCTTCTTCTAAGAGTTTGCCAACCCATATCTTATTGTCAATGATGAAATTTGAAACGAGAAATTTAACAAACTCTTCCCTACTATACTTCCGAGAAAGTTTATAGAAATAGTATTTGTCTTTTCTCAATTCAAATGTCTGTACAGAAATGTTTGACTTTCCATTGTATTTGAAATAGTCATAACTCTTCTGTGTAAAATGTATCTTCAAAGAATTGTATAAAGCAAAGGCTTCATAACCAGTCATAATAATTAAAATCCTAAATTGGTAACTTCGACACCGTAGGCATCATCCTCATTTCTTGGGCATCACTTTCGATTTTAGATTTGAGATTAGAGTTTACCAAAGATGCGGCAACTTCAATTTCAAGTCCAGTCTCTCTACAATATTCAACTATTGCATCAATGTGATTACACCTATGTCTCCGCATCATCTCTTCAATTGCTTTTGCAAACTTCATCATTTCATCACGAGTAGGCATAATTATTTTTTCGCCTGAGTTGTTCCAATGATTGATGGAGTGTTATGTGATTGCATTGAAGATGCAAATGCAACGCAGATAATGTCTGTGCTTGATGCATATGAGCAACGAACCGATAATGGGTCAATGCCTTTTGCTATTGCACTGTCAACATTCGCCGCCATTAATTTTCTATCATTGGTGTAAAAAAAAGTCATACCACCAATCAAGGCAAGCAAAATCAAAGTGGCTGAAATTTGTAATGAAATTTTATCGATAGGCATATTGGTTTTCCTTTAGTGTTTTAAAGTAAAAGATATGTCTACCAATCTGTGTGGTTTTGACCATATTCTTCCACTTAGGGTTTACATAATCTGCATGATAAAAAAGTGCTCCTGAAGTAGGGTCATCAATCTTTTCATAATTTGCATAGACATATGTTGCTAAGTCTCGAATATCATTATATCTCGAATTGTATCCAGTTGTCAATACTTTAGAGGTAGAAATAGAATTATTCTTCTCTTCACACCACCATGAGAATTGACAAGTCTTTCCCACTTTCTGTTTAACAACACCACAGATGTCGTTTTCAAAATGTCCAGAATTCATTCTATTGATTGTAACGAATGCAACGGCAAGTTGTCCTTCTCTCGGTTCATATGCCGATTCAAAATAGATGTTTTCTGCTAGACAATTCACTTGTTTTTTTGCCTCAGCGTTCAGACTAAAATAATTTGTTCTGAATGGCATAGCTGTTTGTGAATCAGTAAAAATAAAAACTGATAGCACTATGCCTAATGAAATAATTATGCTCAATAAGATTGAGTGTTTTAACATTGGGTTTCCTTTCATAGAAAAAAAGGGAGACCATTGCGGTCTCCCATAACCTTCTCTTTAAGAAGATTTCTTAGATACTTTTGGTTGTTCCGCAGGAATGTTAGACACAAAACCATTAAGCACTTGTGCTTTGGCTATGATATCTACTTCTGAGGGATATGGCGGAAAACCAGGATGGGCTGGTGGGTCTTCGCCTTTGCTTTTTGAGGTGTCGCATTTTGTGGACCAATCATTACTGATTTGTTCACGCTTACCAAAATAATCATCTGATAACATATCTCTTGCCATTTTTAATAGTTCGAGACGGATTTCAAAAGGTGTCATTGACATAGATTTCTCCTTGTGTTGTGTGAAGTGTGTGGCGGATTTCTTCAAAGAAGGGGTTCCGCCGAACCCTTTAGTTATTTATACAATTAAAATCTGTATTTGATACCAGCAGTGATACGGCTACCGTTTTGTGTAGAAACAGAATCTTGTCCTGATTGATATGTGTAATCAACTAGACCAGTAACATTTTTCACAATTGGCATACTTAAAGTAGCACCAGCAAGGGCGGCATAACCATCAGAACTAGATGCAGTGTCAACATACACACCACCAAACTTCACACCAACTCCAACTGGTCCAATTTTTGTGATTTGGATAGTGTTGGTCAAACTGTAAAGGTCTGCGGTTGTGCTACGATTGAAGCCTAGTGTTAAGTCTTGTCCAAAAACTTTTTCACCCAATGTCAGACCCCAAGCATTTTCTCTGGAACTCAAATTTGTTCCACCATTAACACCAACCTCAACTGCTTGTGCAGATGCGACTGCGACCATTAGTGATGCGATAATTGCAATTTTCTTAATCAAAATAAACTCCTTGTTGTAAAAAAAAATGATAGCTTATTCTGTTACGAGGAAAGCTATCGAAACCCTAGGCCGTGTTTAGGCAGCCAATGCGAACTGTGAGTCGTTTGCGTTTACTTTTTTTGCTTGATTAACGGTCATCGCCTACCGTGCTGTCCACTCTGTTACTTGTTGCCCTGTCGAAACTATGCAGGCCCATCATAAAGATTGTGCTATTCCTTTTAGAAACTCTGCAATCATTTCAATAGCAGTTAATATTTTTTCTTTCATTACAATCCTTATGGTGGACCTGGGGGGATTCGCACCCCCGTCCAGAACACTTTTCTCTTTACTTCATACAGCAATATCTTGATGTTTCTTCACATAGTAAAGAAGGTCATCAATGTATTTATGTTTTGTCTCTTCAAATATCTGCGGCAATGTTTCATCATTCACTGCAATAGCTACCACGATTTGTTCGATTGGTAAACCAGTAATCTCTTCGAACATAATTGCATAAGCACTACATTGCATAAAATAATTTTTGATATGGTCTTTGTCTTTCAACCTGCTTGATGTTTTAAAATCGATGACAGAAAGTTTTCCTTTCCATTCAGCAATACAATCTACACGACCAGCAACTTTCAATTTATGAGAATACAATGCTTGCTCTAAACAATAGATGTTGCCAATGTTCTTAACCAATTCAGGTTTCAATTGAAGAAACATCTCTTTCACATTCGGCATCATCATTTGTATTTTCATATCACTCAATTCATTGAGTAAAAACTTTTCACAAACATCATGCACTGAAGTACCACGGCGAGATGCTTGGCTTGATATCTTATTCGCCTGCTCTTCGCCTACTCTCTTACGCCATTCCATGATTGCTTTTTTATTGTAAGCAGATAGAACAGTAGTGATAGAAGAATATTTCTCACCATTTGGTGTTGTATATTTTCTTCCAGATTCAGTTGTTACAGCTTTTAAATCAAATTCTAATTCTGGAAGTTTTACATGGTTAAAAATCATTTAGCGCCAACTCTCTTTGTAATCTTATCAACATGGTCTTTAACAATTCGCTGAGTCTGCACATCCTTAATAGATTTCTTACCATAACGATGCCCATGAGGACTTGCAGGATGTGCCTCTGCAACCTTAGATAACACATCCTTGAAACCATCAGGTACACGATTTTGCGTTGAAGTAGAAACACCAGAAACAATTGCTGGCGCTGTTAACACTGGTTGAATATGTGGATTTGTTTTTAGATATTCTTCACGCTCAGAAATTTTCATAACCGATTCAAACTCTTCACCTGTCTCACTATTCACAAAATTATATGTTGGCAAAATTTGTCTCCGGATACCAAAGAGGAACTGGTCTCTTCTTCCACTTCGCAAGATGCGATTTGTTGTTTATATAGTAGTTGCGATAAGATGCAATAGAATCGCCAACAATCTTCACTTCATCAGGCATAGCTGGTGTTGGCTCAGTAAAGTTTCCTCTCGGAATATTATTTGGTCGAACCTCTAATGCCCAAACAAGTTTTTCGCAAGCATGTTTTTTACCATAGCGATATGTGTATTCTTCAAGAAGTGATTCGAACATTTCGAATAACCAAGAATAATTTTTATCGCTTTGTCTTACCCAAACTGCCGATGGGTGATTGATATGAGTAGCAGAGTAAAGAGAGGACTCACGGTTATCGGCAAGTACATATGCTTTTTGTTTACGACCAGAAGCACTGAGGCGGTCGATAATAGTCCCGTCAAGAACACGATGAGCAGTTGAGAGTAATTGTGCATATTCTAAAATCATTTTGACCACATGTTTATCGTTATGCATTTCTGCACAAGTTTTAACATCATGGTCAAGGTAAAAAATATTCATGGTTTAATCCCATCTTTGGTGGTCTTCTGCTACATGTTCCCAACCATCATATTCACTGATATGCCATTTAACATTATCAGGAATTTCAACAATGCCAAGTTCGGATGCCCAATTATTTGCATCTTCACCCATCTCTTCAACTACGGCAACCAAATCTTCATCGGCACGATTTTCGTAAAAGTCATATGTGCTGATATAAAAATCTTCATCACCAACATGTCCTTCTTCGTAATATGTTGAGCCAAAAACTTCAGAATCAGATGTTTTCTTTTCCCACTTCACACCCTTGCGGTCAAGCAATTTTTCAAGAGCCGGATCGGAAAGACCAAAGCCGCCATGGCATCTATTGATTACTACTTTCATAATTTCATTCCTTTAATGGACAGTGTTCATCATAACACATACTATCACCAAGTTCACCTCTTGTCAAGCCACATCTGCCGCAGAGTTCATTAGGGCTTTTATATTCTTGATATTCCTCTGTTGGAGGATCAAAGTCAGGTATCTCACCATAGTATTCTTCATCAGACACAAAATCTAAAGTGCCTGAAAAATGAAAACCAGATCCACGCAAAAACATTTCAAATTGTTCTAAAATATCTGGAAGAGAATCCGCACTGAATTCAACAGTTGTTTCGGCACTGCGACCAGAGATGTTGTCAATTTGTTTAAAGATATATTTCATATAAATCTCCAAAAATAAAAAAATAGGTCTACGGTTAGTAGACCTCTAGACCTTGTGAAAAAATTAAGAAGTCTGTTCTGCCGTAGCAGTTTCGGTAACTGTCTCAACAGTTTCGGTAGCGGTTTCTTGAGCACCAAGGTCTGCAAGTTTCTTCACAGATTTAGTTTTGGCTTTAGCAACAGTTGTGCTAATACCACGCTTGGTAAGATACTTTGTCACTTCATCGACATTCATAAGTTGGTATGCAACTACCTTGCGACCATCTTTGATTGCCTTGATGACACCGCCAGCCTTTACTTTAATATCCCAGATATAAGTGGAAAGGCGATACACTTCAAGTTCATTGCTCAAAGTTGCGGCAACTTCTTCTTTAGAAATTTGTTTACCGCTAATCATTGCAACGATTAGTTTCTCCCAGACTTTGGGATCAGTTTGTTTACCACGAGCCATTTAGACACCTCACATAGTTAATAATACACACATCATAACACAGCAAAACCATTTTGTCAACAGTCTCGCCACAATATTGCCCATTAGAGCAATTACTTAAAGATACCATATTCGATAGCATCTTCATCATACGATTGGCTGGCATACATCATCATGTTATGCTCTGCCATTGAAATTTCAAACTGTTCAAGTTCGAAAGCATTCCAGTAATTCTCAACTTGCTCAGCCTTCTGAGAATCAGCCACTTCGTTAAGACATTCATTCACTTCTTC